GAGGTATCGTTTACGTTACCTTCAATGATACCGGCACCTTCAATAGCGACGGCACCGCCCGACATCATGTGGTTGACAAAATGAGCCGCTCGGTCGCCATGCCAAGTAATGTCGGCAACGACGGCCCCACGGTTCGCGAAGTTCTTCGGATGTTTGCCCGAAGCATAGCCAATGGCCGATTTATGCCACACAAACGGCTTGGACGTGGTTGTACCCGCGCCCGGAAGTCCGGTGTGCATCGTCCATTTTACACCCATCCACTCTTTGTAGCGGGCAACCGGCGCACCCTCGGTAAAGGGCAGACCGGACGACGTGACGTAATCGGAGTTCTTGAACTCTTCAACCGTCATCGCCATCGCCCACTGCTTGGAGGTCAGGGCACCAAAGATTTCCCCGTCGTTGGGGATATCGTTGGCATACAGGGCTTCCACCATGTCCAGAAGGCCCTTACGGACGTTCTTTTCCGTAGTGACCGTCCAGGTGACGGTGGAGTCCGAGTTGGCATCCATGACCGTGAAAATCTGATCGTCGATCTTCCGGCCAAGGGCCATTGCACCACTTTTGGCGATAGCATTACGTTCGTCGATGTTGATCTTTGCCTCGTCGAGGGCATCGACCCAATCACCGGCATAGAAATCGTCCAAAGTGGCGGTAGCAGTCGAGTGACTCTGGTTCATAGGCGTGATTGTGCCGTGGCGAGCCTTGGTTGTCGCCGCGCCCTTGCCAATTACTTGGAAGACCGCAGTTGAACCTACCACGTCACGCTTCCAGCGGACGGCTTGTAGGATAATTGTACCCATCCTCTGGAATACAAGATGCACCCTCGCCTCATAGGCGGTGATGAAACTTGTTGAGATTGAGGTAGACATTCTACCCTCCCTCTTCTAGTTGCAGGGGTTGGGCAGAACCTTCAGGGAGCCGAGTTTGAATCAAGCGGGGAGCCTTTCGGGGCCGCTTTACTCCTAATCGGGGCTTCCGGTCGTGCTATCCGTCAGCGGGGCCTTTCGGGGAGCCGCTGGGGCGGATTCTTATACGGCGCGTCCCATTGCTCCAACAACGGGATCATCACCGGAAATCTTTCTTGATACTTCCATGATCTTGAGATCGATGGCCTTGGATTTTTCATACTCGCCGCGCGCTTCCGCCGCCATCTGGTCGGAGGTCAATTGCTCCAATTCCGAACGGAGGGACTGCTGGCTGGCTGCGTCAACCTGGAATGTTCCGATACCATCTTCTGTCACTGCTCTTCCAATCTTGTTCATGGCTTCAATAACAAGCGGGTCGTCGGCGATAAACCGATCACCCTTGTTGGTCATCTCGCGGAAGTCGTTGATGTTCTCACCGAACAACCACTCAGCGCCGCGATTGGCGTAGGCGAGTTCCTTGTCCTTGTTCGGACCCCACCTTTCCTCAAGGCGGATTTTGGTTTCTTCGGCAAACGCCTTGTCTTGAGCCGCTGCGGCCTCTTCCGTCTTCGCCGCATGTTCCCAGTACCAGCCCATAAGATCGGTAAAGGTTTCCGACGGGACGTTGAGTTCGTGCGCCCTCTCGGCGAACGACTTCAGGGTATCCTTGACCTCGTCGGACTCGAAATCCTCGGGCTCCATGAACTCGGGAGGATTGATGACGTAATCCTCGATTCTTTCCGGAACCCCCATCGCCTTCCTGTAAGCGGCGATATCCTCTTCCTTGGCGTTCTTCCGCAGGGGCTTGATCGCGGTGGAAAGCTGCTTCCGCATGTCGAGAACACGTTGCCCGAAGTCGTCGGGGCTGGCGCTTTTCTCGGCCTCCTTGCGAAGTTCCTCGCTGGTGAAGATATCCCGCCAATCCGTCCGGGATTCTTCGCTTGATGCTTCCTGGGAAGCCTCTTCCTCGGTGGTCTCCTGGGGTGGTTGCTCTTCCGCAACCTCCTCCGTGCTTTCTTCCACAGCGGCTTCTTCAGCCATTCCTGTATCTCCTTTGTGTTTGTGTCGGTTTTTCCGTCGGCTCACGCAGACACGCGGACCACACGCGGGCACCGATGTTGCGCTCACCTTCTCTTACATGCGTTCCATAAGGATCGCCCTTGACCACGGCTGTCCTGAAGAACCCGGCCCACTCCATGATCTGGTGGAACACGCGGTTTCCCTCCGGGGTCGAGAAAAACACCGACCTAAAATCGTTGTTCATCTGCGTGGAGTTGTTGTATCCGGGATCAACCGAACGCGCCGCTTCCCTCAAAAGGGTGTATGGGTCTTCAACTTGTTGGTGTGGCAGCACTCATATCCTTCATTACCTTGCCCATTGCCTCCCCGCCTTCGAGGAGTTCGGCCATCTGCTGTTGTTGAAGCTCGGCCTGTTGCCTAGCCTCTCGAATCTGCTTGATCGTCTCTCCGTCGTGCATCAACTGTAACGGAACGGAGTTGGCTTCGGCCTGGAACTTGGCGTATTCGTCCGCATCAAGCAAATCCAATACCTCCGGTTTTCCGGAACCGGCAAGCATGAGAAGGTCGTCCTTCCAGTTCCTTGCGGCGGCGGCCTCGACTTGCTGGCGGACCTTTTTAAGGGGAGATTCATATTCGAACTGGACATCCTGGCCGGACAACACCTCGGGTATTTCAGGGAAGGCCCCAGCACGAAGCATGACGTTGAACGTCCTCTCGACGATGGGAACCATGTAGTCGCTTTCCAGACGACCGAACAACCCGCCCAACTCGCGCAGGAACTCCTGGTCGCGCTTCATCACCTCCGTAGCGGTCATCTCGGGGCCATCCACCGGAAGATTGAGAACGTGCTTGAAGAACGCCATCTGGACCTGTTGCCGACGGTCCTGCTGCATCTCCAGGCCGATGGCGATATCCGCCCCCGTATCCAGGGGGGCCACTGGCATTTGACCCATCTCCCTCGCCAGTTCGGCGTCGTAGTAGGTCAACCCGCCGGGAAAGGTATTGGCGGCGTTGAAGGAACCGTCATCGGGGACGAGAATGGGCGGTTCCACCCTCTTCTGCCCGGATATGATGATTGTCTCGTCCATCGCCTGTAGCATATTTGCATCAGGCAAGGCGATCATCCCCGGACCCCGCCCCCAGTCTTCTCCCGAGGTCGTGTCGAACCTCGGAACGGCGAAGGGGAACTCGTTGAACCCGCCCTCCGTCAGCTTCTCCTTGCCTTCGACTTCGATCCACAGCGAGGAGTAAGGCAATCGGGTGCTGAACCCCCCAACCCCTTTTTCTTCCCGTGGCATGACGACATGGATATGCTCGATCTTCTTTTGGCTTTTCTTGTCGGCCTCGGCGTCCTTAACGGTTTTGGCGACATTATTCCCGAAGAAACCATAAGCCTGTCTGGGATTGAGGTAATGCCTTCGGATCAATCCATTGATGTTATTGTTCTCGTCGGTGACGATAAACACGTCTTTCAGGTGGAGGCTTTCATACAGCATCCCCATGAGATCGGTGCGCTCGCCGATAAACACCGCCGCCGTGCCGAACGTCACCAAGTCCAAATCGGCTTCGGCAAGGGCCTGACGGAACCTCGATGTGGGGTTTTCAAAAGCCCGTGAGACCATCAGCGATTCGACCTCGTCGAACCACATCCTCGCTTCGTCAGCTTCATTTAGTGCTTCGTCTTCGGCCCGGAGAAAGAACCACTTCTGCCCGTCGGGACGGGTCATGGTGCCGATGGCGCTCGCCAACCCCCTGGCGGCCTGTTGGGGGGTGGAGTCGAAGATTTCGTCGTAGAGCCTATTTCCATCGGGGTCGCTGCCGCTGGCAAACCCCTGGCGTCGGGGTAAAAGAACGGAGGCGATATCCTGAAAGTGCGTGTCTACTTGACCCTTACGTTCCTTGAGTTCTTCGTAAAGGCGCAGTACCTTTTCTACGTCTGCCATTTATTTCAGCCCTGAGTGTAATAGGATGGATCGAATTCCGGCATAAACTCATCAAACAGTTTCTTGTTGGATTCCCTGTAGTATCTGATGATTTCGGTTCTGTCCTCTAGTAGCCCGTGACGGTCTTCGGGTGTTTTGGGGCAGTGTCTTTCAAGCCATGTAGATAAGTCATATGCCTTTTTCTCCGGCAGAACCCGGTTCGCCATCATTTGGACTTCAAGCCCGGCGAGGGAAAGACTCGGGTTCATCACCGGAAGGTTCTCCACCTCGACCTTTTCCCCCAGCCACAAGAATAGGGCGTCGATGAAGTTTTTGTATCCGCCTGTTTGTAAAACGTTCCGCTCGAACGGCCTGACGGTTAGGTCGAACTCGGAGTACGCCTTCACTGCGTCGTACCAATGAAGATTGTCCATTATCATGTCGTCCATGTACTGTTGGAACGACCTGACCTCCTGGCGCTTTACGTCCTGGTTGTAGATGGACTCGATATAGGTATCCTGCCGCCTTATGAACATGAACA